AATAGTTGTAGATTGCGTTCATTTGTTTTACTCTTTCTTCTTTGTTTTTCATTTTACATTAGTTTAACTAATGCATATCGAATTCTTTTTTCATTTTTATTTAATTTTTGGTGTTCTTCCTAATTTACATCCAGTGGGAACAATTCCCATCATTTTTATTTTTTTATTTTGTTCGCCATTTGTTATCCATTGCGAACCAAATTGGGAATTAGATGAACCACTTTGTTTTAATTTATTAGCTTCACCTATTTTCTTTTTTGTTTCATCATTGTGTTTTCTACCGGTCCAATCACATTTGAAATGAACCATTTTACCTTCGTTCCATAATTTTTTATTGTTATCAGACACTCGTTTTTTTAATTTTTCTTTGTTTTCTGGTTTTTCCCAATATAATTGAGCAGCTTTGAATTTATCGCCACCGATTGCTTGACCATTAGATGGCCATCCTCCACCACCATAAACAAGATTCATACATAAATTATCTTTCAATAATTCTTCATTTACTAATTCCTTTTCCCTTTCTTTCAAAGAACTTCTATCTGGTAACATTTCAAGTATTTCACACTTAAAATTTTCTTTACCATATTTTTTTATTGAATACCATAATCGTTTTCCACTACCAACATATCCATCATTTAAGTCGTCTGTTGTGTGCATTCCTATATAGTATTTCCCATTTATAAGATTCGTTGTTTTATAAATGTAATGATACTTCTTTTGTTTTCTTGGCATTTATTATCTTTAATAATAAATATCCAAGAAAGGAACAAAAGTTCAAGAGCACGGGTAGAGAGATTCGAACTCCCATCGAGGGTTTTGGAGACCCGTATGCTGCCGTTGCACCATACCCGTGTGTGTGACCCCTCCGCGACTCGAACGCGGGACTCCCTCATTAAAAGTGAGGTGCTCTAACCAACTGAGCTAAGAGGTCATAATAAAGTTGTTTTTGCACAATAAAGTTGTTTACTTTATTAAGCATTTTTTACTTTATTGTGGAGATAGTTGGTTACGCTCCAACTCCTTCGGATTTTCAGTCCGATGCTTCTACTAAGTTAGCTTCATCTCCTTATGTTCTTAGGGGTAGATTCGAACTACCAACCTCCTCGGTATCAGCGAGGTACTCTCACCATTGAGTTACCTAAGAATTTAATGTCGGTTAAATCATGCATTAAACCCCTTTTTAACACATAATGCAGGATAAACCCAACATTGTGGACACGTAGGGAATCGAACCCTTTCACTCTGATTGCAAATCAGGTGGTCTACCATTGACATCCGGCCCATAAAACAAAAAACCTCGAGATTTTTAAGTCCCGAGGTTTTCTAATTATATTAGGTTAATTTACTTAACCCCAATTATCATCGAGACTATTAGACATAGAACGCTCATCTGCCCATTTTGAACAGATAATAAACGACATTGTATGTTTTGTTTGTCTCATTGAATTTCTCTTTAGTTTTAAATCTTTTACAAAGATACTAATAAATATGTATATAGTCAAGAAAAGTTATAACCTATTTTAAAAAACTTTTTTCACTAGTTGCCGGAACTTGATATTTATCAGTATGACAAAAATAAAAGGAATCTCTCTCCTCCTTTTATGCACAATGTTCCTGGCACTCTCTTCATATGCTCAGGACACTAAAAAAGTGTATATTGGTAGTGTAGAGAACAAAATCAAAATTGGTAAGTTCACCGGTAACCGAAACTTTGCATTCGGTGTAAAGAACATTTTTCAAGAAATTTTACAAGATAAAGAATTTTCCATTGTGGAGGAACAAAGTCAAGCGGACTTAATCTTCAGTGCTGAAATTCTATATTTTGACGTTAACCGAACAAAACGTAACGTATCTGTATTTCATTCAGACGTTGAAGAAACTTTGGTCGTTATGAAAGGTCTTCTTGTTGATAATAACGGTAAGAAAATCAAAGACGGAACCGCTGAAGAATCAAGTTCAGAAATCTCAACGTCAACTTTAATTACCGACGAAGGTAGTGGTAAGGTTAATCAACAAGCGTTGTCGTCCGCAATAAAAAAGACGTGCGAATCACTAATAAATAAAATATTTTTTAACAAAAAGTAAAAATGAAAAAATTACTCTCTCTATTAAGTTTGATTTTAATTTCGTTAACGTCTTTTGGACAATTAACAATTAGTCAAAGCTTATCACCGAACACAAATCTAAAAGTTGGTGATACTATTACGGTATCTTACAATTTAACAAAAGGACAGGTAATCAAAAATCCTCGTTATCTTTGGTTTAGATATCAGTATAACAATAAGGCATTAACCTATGTATCTACCGCATTTAATCAAGGAACGTCTGCACAAACATTCTATACAGGTTGGAATAATTACAAATTTACTTTCAATGGTGGTGCGAGTGATAATGATTTGGATGTTCAATATGGATTGACTCCTTGGAATTATACGGTAAACGCAGATTGGAATGTTGGACAATTAACAATCCAAAGAGCCGATGCATCAATTAGTGGTTTATTGGCAACTCAAAAATATATCTTGAAAGACCAAAACACTTATAATAATATTTTTAAATTAGATTTAGCAACAGGTACTGACACAACAGGTGCAAATGTTGGAACAATATATGGTGGTGGTTGGACATCATTAACAGATGTAAAAGGTAACACATCTCAATTTAAAGTGAGGGCGTTATATCCACAAGGATACACAATTACTGACCATACAGTTCAATTGATGAAATTAAAATCAGACGGTAGTGGTGACATAGATTGGTCACAACAACCAATCGCAACCGCTCCGTTAGATGCAAGTGGTGAAGCACTTTTCACAACACAAGTTAAAGTGGGTGACTCTGTAGGTGTGTTCATAGCACCGGCTTGGCAAAAAACTTGGATGAATAATATTGTAACAGTATCTGACGCGTATAAAGCATTTTTAGGAGTGTCCCAAACTGATATTAGTGGAACTGCTAACTATTTCACTTATCCTTCATTAGAAAAGAAAGTTGGTAAAGTGACTACCGGAAATAACAATCCATTTGGTGAATCGGATTCGTATTATATATTTGCACACGTAATCGGTCAGAATGTAGATTCAAACGCGATGTTACCAAAATCAACAGGAAATTCAGTTAGATGGTATAGTGGTTTATTAAATCAAAGTTGGTTAGATGGTGTAGTTAAAAATAGAGTTGTTATAGACAGTCCAAGTAAAACAGTAGACGCAGTGTTTGCGTGGGGTGGTGATTTAAACTGGTCACACTCATCAGACCCTGCGGTAATTGCAAGTAGAATTAGTAGTGGAAATTATTTAAATTCAGTTAACCCTACCGAAGCGTTAGTAATAAAAAGTATGAGTGTTACAACACCTATGGCATACATTACCGAGGCGGTTACAACTGCAAAATTAAGTGTAACATCTACTTTAGAGAATGGTAAAGTTGTTTTAACTACAACATTAACAAAAGAAGATTTGGCGGGTTTACAAATTGTAATGAATTACGATAGTAATAAATTGACATTAGATAATGTGATATTTGATGCGGGGTCAACAATCACAAACTTCTCAACAAAAGAAGAAGGTAGATTGACATTTGGTTCGATTGACCAATTAAAAACTGCAAGAATTAAGGCGGGAACTCCGTATAAGTTAATATTCACACCAAAAACACCATTAACAAATACTGCAGGTTTATTCTACTTTGTATTATCAGATGCGGTTGATTCAAAAGGAAACAAAATTGATTTAATAGTTGAATAATATGAAGAAACTATTAGTAATATTTTTTTTACTAATTTCATTTTTAGGGTTCGGACAGAGTGTATCTGCTCCGGACTCTAAATCGTTTATACCATCCACAACTGCACAAGATGCTAGTGGATTTGTATTGAGTGGATTTAATTCAACGGATGTGTTATTAGCATCAATCAGTTTAGTAGAATATACATCAGGTACAACTTTCTATTTAAACACCACAACAGGTTTAACCGCCGCAAGTGGATTCACTCTAACGGGTAATAAAACTCGTTTAGTTGTAACGGGAACAATGGCAAATATCAATACGGCATTGGAATCCCTAAAAATAAATACCGGTTCAATAGTAGGTAATGTTAAATTATCGGTAGCGGCAACAGTGAATCCTGCTGGTTATTATTATAATGGTGTAAATGGACACTTTTACAAACCCATAACTGCAACTGCTGATAAAACAACATACACTAATGCAAGAGCGAGGTCTTTATTGACAACATTCAAAGGTCAGACGGGTTATTTGGTAACTATAACTTCGGCAGATGAAGATTTATTCATATACAACAATGTACCGGTTACAAACATATGGTTTGCGGCAACGGATGAAGTAACCGATGGTAGATGGATAATTGATGCTGGTCCTGAAAAAGGAACATTGATGAAAACAGCAAATGGTAATCTTAATGGAAACATTCCAGGTGTATATAACAACTGGTCATCAGGCGAACCAAATGGTAGTAATCATACCGAAGATTATGCGGTAACAAAATGGAATGGTAATAAGTGGAATGACCTTTCAAACAATTGGGCGAACGCTTATGTAATTGAATATGGAATTTGGAGTAATCCCGATGACCAAACATTTACCGAATTCTATACCAATTCAGTAAATCATTCAAATGGTTCAGTATTAAGAACCCAATTTAATTTTGATTTTGGTAGTAATGTAGATGAGAGTAAATTTTCAGCAAAAGCAAACACTTATGTAAATAATGTATGGGGAACAACAACCAACACATCAAGATCATTAAGTGGATTAGGTAAAGTTGATATTACAAGTGATTTGGATACTGTTAAAATAAGTGGTAATAGTGTAAAAGCATCAACAACTGCCGGATATGCTGAATGGTGTGTAATATACCAATACGATGCAACAAATCAAAGATATAGAGTTGGAATTGATAGTAGAGAGGTAAATGGTATTCTAAATGACCCAACAACAATCAGTAGTTTACAATTATTTGATTTATGGAATGGACCGGTAACATATAGTAGTTATGACCCAAATGGTTGGACAGAGGTTTATATTTATACTCCAACCGAATTAAACTTTGCGGGTTCATCTTATACATCTAATATTAGAAATGGTGGTTCATATTATGCACTAACGGCAGAATTTACATTTTCACAAATTCAAAGTTACAAACAACATGGAATTGAAATAGTTGCAAATTCACAAACAGAACTAAACACTCTATATTCAAATATCGTGACTGTTTCGGATGTTTATTTGGCATTTAAGGAATTATCAAATGGTGGTATATTGGGGAATCAAAGCGGTTTGGAATTTACATCGGGTTTACAATATATGAACGCTGATGTAGATGGTAATGGAGTGTTTAATGAATCAGATACTTACAAATTATTACAACATTTAACAGGAATTGCACCACTTACACAATATTCAGCATTAACTTATTTGATGAAATTATACAACAAATCGGAATATGATGGAATAACAAAATCAAATTGGAGTACACAATTTAATTATACTCGTAATTTAATTCCATTTAGTTTGAATACTGGAACATTAAATAACACATATAATGTAAATGTAACTTGGTTAGGTGATGTAAATCTTTCACATTCGGCACAACAAAGTGTAAGTAGTGTTGCAAGTAATTCAATTAGAACTATGAGTTTAACAACTAATTCGGTTTCAAACATCATAAATGCAGAATTGATTAGTGAAATTTTGGATGATAAAGTATTTGTTACAATTTCAATTGACCCATTACAACAAGAATTAGTTGGGGCCCAATTCCAATTAGATTATGATAATACAATGTTAAAATTTGAAAAGGTTGAATTTATAACAAAAGGGACACCAACAAATTTTGGAACAGATAAAGGAACGTATGTTAATTTAGGTTCACTAATAACCGACGGTTCAACATTATTGGATAAAACAACTCAATATAAAATAACCTTTACACCAATTGGTACTATAAACAGTATTTTGGGTTTAACATCTATTCTAAAAACAGATGCGGTTCATAAAAATGGTACACAATTAAAAATAACACTTAACTAATGAAAAGATTTAAAATCATATTATTGTGCCTTATTGGTGTGGTGGTATCCTGCACTAAAGTGGAAATTGTACCGACACCACAACCTGAAGTAAAAAAAGTATTTGATGTGACGGAAAGTACTGTGGTCGATAAACAAGATTTAATTTTTGATTTACCGTCTACAGGTACGTTTATTTTAACAATAAGAGACAAAAATACCAATCAAGTTATT